AACAAGATGCGTCCGGGAGAGATATCTACGTCAGTCGGCTTGTTGCCGGTCCAGGTGATATTACGGAAGCCGCCAGCATCAGCGGCAGCAATCAAGGCGATGACGGCCTTATTCAGCGCATTCTGCATGGGCACTCCTGGCTCCATCTCCGATAGACCGTAGTTCCAGCCATGCCCACGGTTCTTGAAATGGATGACCGGCAGGATATTCGGTGCCCAATCCATCGTGCCGATCTGTTGCCAGTCACCGTCATACTCGTCCTGCGAAGATGTGAACTTGAGGATGGAGTCCTTCAGGTAGACATTCATGTAACGGACGACGCCAGCGTCCCGGCCACGGTCTGCAACCCAACGCTTAAAGGCGTACTCCGGCTTGTTGGTCTCTTCGCTATAGTAGACATGTGCCCCGCTGCGCCCGTCGTAGGCAAGTTGCGGCGTGAACTCAGGCATTCCGGTCTCGTCGTTCCAGCTCACCAGCACGTAGGAGTCACCGTCGCGCACGGTGGAATTATGGACGTTGTTCTGGTACATATCCATATTATTGGCCGTCCACCATTCCCACATCTGTTCTGACTGCTCTCCGGCATCGAACCCTTCTACGATCATCCTGTTGGCCAGCGAGTCCACCACTATCGGCATGTAGTTGGCACTGAACTCGATATTCCCCTTGACCTTCAAAAAGTTGCGCTGGCGTGTGGTCAACCGCACCTCATGATCGCCTTCGTAATATTCACGCAGTTGGCGATACTTCTTCCATCGCTCTTCGTTTTCGGCAACAAGGTGATACATATATGATTGTCTCACCGCACCACCAGTCGCCAGTGCTAAAAAGTTATCGATCATTGGACTCTCCTATGCGTAGCCTATGCTACCTGCTTCTTTGCGCTCAAGTCCACCGTCGAGGTGCGCAACCATGTAGCGCATGGCATCCATGCCATCGTCATTCTTTTTGACCGGCTCTTCGTCTCTCGACGACATTTCCTTCCCGGCCCTCAATTCGCGCCATACGTAGCTGGGGAATTCATCTATCGTGCTGGTCGGCGCGTATCTTTCCTTTAATAGCTCATCCTCTTCCACCAGGGCGTCACGACTGAACATGATGCGCGGCCTGTCATTGCGCTGTACCTTCAGCCGCTCCTGCACCAGTTCAATGCCTACGCTCTTACGCTTATCAGCGTCAACGGTTTCCCATCCGGTCAGGTTCTCTAACGTGGCCCGATCCTCTGCGTCCCAGTCGCAGATGACGGCCTGATAGTGCTCACCTTGCGAGTGAAACGCGATGCCGCCCATCGTGCTCTTACTGCCGGTCACATGCTCGGTAACTGTGCGCTCCGTGAAGAATATCTCACGGTACATATAGAGCACGCCATCATGATCCCTGGCCCACCATTGCGCCACGAACGGGTGACGGAATCCGAAGTCGATGGAGAGATATCTTTCCCAGTGAGCTGGCGGCAACCCGTTCTGCCACCCCATATCAGCAGGATTAAATACATGCACGTTCTCATCAAACCCTTCGTAGACCTGACCCTCAGCGCCGACCCACAGCCCCAGACGACCTCGCTTATAGCGCACGCCTTCCAGTGAGTCCAGAGCCGCCATTGTCATCTTGCCCTGTCGCGTCAGGATAGGCTCTCCGTTCTCATCCTTGGCCAGCCGCATACGCCATTTGCCATCATCATTTTTATACGACTCGTAAACATAGAGCGTCGGGTTGTCAGTGTGCTCCGTATGGATGACAGTCAGGGCAGGGCGATTGATAATCCAATGTGTCGGAATGTCTGGGTTGCAGTCACCAATCATCTGCGGGTAGGGCACATTCCCGGCGCGGCCTGTGTTACGGGATTTCATCGCCTGCCAGTCGTCATGCAAAAGTTCCTCGGCCTGCGGCACGAAGATATAGTCCCACTCTGATGATAGAACCTTGTCCGGGTAGTCCAGGCCACCCAGGTGAAGCTCACTGCCGTTGGGATAGGTGATCAGTTCGGGATTGCCGCCACCGTACACATTAACAGGGCAATCCGGGTGGCTTGGCGGGTGGGGGAGAACTTTGTCGTAATAGGACTTGAGAGCTGATTTCTTGAGAGAGGAGTAGGACTTGCGCACCATGATCGAACGAGCGTTCGGGTACTTGATGAGCATGTTGTGGAGCTTCTGCAATGCCCCATAAGTATTATGCGTGACGATAAAGTGATCAGTTAAATAAAGGTGGGATGGGTGGACGATACTTATGCACTGTGTTTCCTCCATCCCATAAAATTCTATTGAATCAATAAATCGCCTTGGTTCCTGCTGGCGCTTGACTAAGCTCTGCTTGCGCTCAAGTAAAAATGGATCGACATCCGATGGCAATATGATCCTGGCCGTGTAGGACGTATTGCCAGTCTCGATTGTTTCTCCGTCGAGTGTGTAGCGCCCCGGCCTCTCATAGACAGACGAAACGTATCCACCAAGGCTCTCGACAAGAATGCGGATATCCTCAATTAAATCCTCGCTGACGGACGTGTAAGAAACCCCACCAGTCCGGCTATCGACTGTGCCGTCTCCATCCATCAAGCCATGTAGCAGATCAATCCTGGAGTCCTCGTCCGTAAACAAATAATCTGCGGGGATGAATTTGTCGTAGGATAGCTTCCCCATCAATCCATATTCTCGCAGGCGTTCCTGATACGATTTACCAACGGCATTAACAATTCCGTAACTTATTCCATCACACCTTCTAACAATTTCGGCGTCGATCACAAGCCTATCTATGTAGTCAAGTATCTCCTCGTCAGCAGTCGAGAACCCAACAGCTTCGCCAGACAAAGACCCCTCGGATATAAGAATACCCATGACATACGGATCAATAGATACCGGGCGCTTAGTGAACTGCGCTGGCTCGGCAGTGGGAAGCCAGAATCTTCTGCGCGTTTCCTTCTTCGTTCCGGCAAGCCAACGCAGTCTTTTCTCTTTTAACTGGTAGGTGGTTAATAGCGACTGTTTATCATATCCCGATCCGGGAACCTTTTTTCTCTTCTCGCCAGTCCTTTTGTATTTTCGCTCCCACACCTCCCATAAGTGGTCGCCATCAACCACGGTTGACATACCGTCACTAAGCGTCACCCTGAATGTCGGCCTCTTTCCTTGTGGATATACCCCCAAAATGCGAGTAGGCGTACCGTCACCAGCAAGAACCCAGTCGCCAACCTCTAAATCCCCCATTAGCCTCGGCCCACTAGGGCAATAAACCACACTTGACATGATCGTGGCCTTGCCCGTCTCGTAGGGACCGGCCAGCATGACCTCCGGGTCTTTGCAAAACCAGAAATCGCGCACATTGCCGTAGGGCTGATAGCCGCGCCTCGATGTCGGTTTGTTGTGAACGACTACGTATTCTACTTCACCGGCAGGTGCCCCTCTCATTACAGCGCCTCAAGCAACTCTTCATCACCGGCAACGATGGAGATACTCACCTTGCGCACGTCATGCGTGTGGTGCTCGACCACCAGATCGAGCAACTTGGCCTGACTCTCCAATGCCCTCATGAGTCTGTTGCCGCCCATATTCCTGATCTTAGCCGCATCCACAGGCGAGACGACATATCGCGGATTATTATCCCGGCCCGTCACCGGATCGCCGTTCTCGTCCAGCAAGGGGATCGCCTGAAACATGGCATCTTCTGATGCGGTCATGATCTGCTGGTCAAGAATGAGTAGCTGGCGACTGCGCCAGTCCTCTGCGTCCTTCAGGGCGTACTCTCTGATCTGCGCCAGCGTGTCCTTGATGGCTATGCTGACGGTAGCAGTCGATAGCTTCAGCTTCTTGGCCGTTTCTGCCAATGTCAGGCCATGAGATAAACACTCCCATATCTGCGAGTTACGGGTAGTGACCCCGATTTCCTTCATGCGCTTCTGCATGATGTCGGTGCGCGATATCCCAGGGTCTTGTATTATTTCAATATCATTAGACATACTAGCCACATGGTAACAGATTGGCTTATAATATGACAACCCATATTCACCTAACTAGCCTTCCTAAAATCATAGTTAGTAGAATATTAGAAAGACCCCGTGCACCTCACCGGGGTCTTTCGCTTTCTGAATGTACATGCTATAATGTTTCCATGTTGACGGTTTAGCTTAGTAAAGGAAGGCTACTATGGGAATAGATTATTGGCTTGGTGCCCTGATTGGTATCGGGGTGGCGGCTCTCATCCTCACATTCTTCACAATCGGCGTGATCCTATACCGATCATCGCAATACGACAGTTTTTCCGTGCGCGATGAAGGCGCGTTGATCCTATTCGTGTTCGGCGTCGGGGCAGTCACGACTGCGCTGGCGATTCTCCTCTACTATGTCATGGGAAGTATCGAATGAACACTAGAGCAAAAGTTTACATGGCGGTCTGGAAATATACGCAGAATCATGATGGACGCTCGCCGAGCATCGAAGAGATTCGCAAGGCAGTCGGCTTGGCCAGCACCAATACAGTTCTGCTCCATATCAAGTCGCTTGTAAAGAGTGGCGACCTGGGGCAGATCAGCACCAAGAAGGGGAGTACGCGCAACCTGACGGTTCCTGGTGCAGTTTACCAGAATCCGATCCCGCCACGGTGGGTAATGGAACAGTTAATAGACGAGGTGGACGATGGACGTTGGCAGATCAGTTAGAATGCTCAGGGTTGGCAGAGGTCTGAAACAGGGCGAGTTGGCAGAGCGTGCCGGGTTGTCTATTTCATACGTCTCCCTGTTGGAGAACGATAGACGCTCGATCAGCTTGACAACCGCACGGAGTTTGGCAGCGGCACTCGACCTTGATCTCGTATCGTTCGTCTACCTGATGCTTGATGAAGCTGAGACGCACGATTTAACGCCAGAGATTCACAGTGCAATATCCATGCACGTACTCCAGTCTCTAGCAAAGGAAGGTGGACGTGGGAATGATTGATAACTTTGATGATTGGGAAATAGTTAAGGTGCCGGACCTGCGGGATCGCTGGTCGCTTGAGCATTCGCTCTATGTAATCAGGTATATGAGCACCAGCCGCATCACTGCAACTGAGTCATTTACTGACGAGGCGGCGGCAATCGCATTCGTCTTGTCTAAGACGGCATCAATGGACCAGTGCTTCCCGCTTGACCAGTTACCTCTTGTCAGGCAGTCGGTCAAAGAGTATCTTGATAGTGTAGGATACGTCAGCTCGAAACGACTGAAATTAGAAGGGGTAATTCCAAGTGAGCAAAAGTCAAAGAACCAAGGGGCACAACTTTGAGAGATGGACGGTCAGGCAGTTCAAGCCGCTTTACGATGACGCGCAGAGGAATCTGGACGACGTTCATGGCGCGAGCGGCGTAGATGTTTATGCCGGACCTTGGCGCATCCAGTGCAAGTCGTACAAGGCGTATGCGCCAATTAGCAAGATTTCGGAGATTCAAGAAGATGGGCTACCGCTACTGGTTACCAAGGGCGATTATATGGAACCGATGGCAGTTCTCCCACTCAGCTTGCTCTTGGAGATTTTGAACGATGTAGGAGTAGCATATGAGTAGAAAGTTCCGGTATTGCTCAGATAAGGTTACCCATCTAACGGTGGAGTCGGCCAGAGCAATGCAGGACAGTCTGGAAGAAAAAATGGGCGTCAGACCCAACGTTTACAAGTGTAGTCGCTGCGGGTATTACCATGTCGGATATGACGGAATCCTGCGGCAGAGATTTTCGGAAAAAGCTAGACGTATTTACAAAAAGGCACATGATTATGTGTCAAAGGAAGGCTAATAATGTTTAAGATCGTCCAAAAAAAACGAGCAGGGGGACGCTACAGCAGCATCCCCGAATATGGCATGAAGTTTTACAAAGATGGCACGATAACTATCACGCGAGGCGCAATGAATGACGCTGGCGAACCAGCATGGGTTCAGGCATACATTGACACCAAGTCAGGCAGGATAGCATTTGTGCCATGTAATGAGTATGCCGAAAGCGCATTCAAGGTCGCGAAGGTGCAGCGCCATGAGAATAGCACGCCACTATATAGAGTGAACACCAGTAATATCTATAAAGAGCTTGTCTCAGAAGGATACACTGACCTACGCGGGAAATGGCATTCGGTACGGGTTGACGCAGAAAAGAGAATCATCGTCAACCTGCATAGTATTGCTGGAAGTGAGGATAGTATCATTTTGGCAAAGGAAGGCTAACAGTGAAACGATTAACTGTATCCCCAACTATGGCGCGGGAGATTCTGGACGATATGACCTACGAGGGCCAGCGCCCACTATCGCGCAATTACATTCTCTTTCTGCGTAATGAGATGCAGGAGGGACGATTCGACAACCGTAACTCGCCAATCATCTTTGGCGAGCATGACAACGGCAGTGGTCGAACGGTAGTCTTGATTGACGGATATCACCGGCTGGAAGCAATTGCCGAAGGTGATAAGACCTATGAATTCGACGCCAAGTACATTCCCTATGAGAATGATGACGAACTGGCCCTGATCTACTCGCGTATCGACCAGGGGCGTAAGCGCAGCGTCTCCGATACATTCGCCGCATTCGGCCTGCTGGAAGATGCCAGATTGACGCGCACCGATATGAACCGGCTGGGATCGGCCACACGCTTGATCGATGCCGGATTCGCCGGGCTAAAACTGCGCATTCCACTTGAGGTTCACAAGAATCTGATCGAGGAGTGGGCACCGGAGATGCGCGAAATGGTGGCGTTTCTAGCTGGAAAGGACTTCCGTACACGGGGCAAGTTCCTGATCGCGCCAGTCCTGTCCATCGCTCTGGTCACTCTGCGCCATAATCATGACATGGCGGTCGAGTTCTGGAAAGGCGCAATTGATGATGACGGCCTGAAGGTCGGCGATCCGCGCAAGGCATTCCTGCAATTCATGGACAAGTACGCGCATGGGCATGGCGGCGATTATCGCTCATTCATGCCGCGTAAAAAGTACCTGATGTATGTCGCTCGCGCATGGAACAACTGGGTAGAGGGCGCAACCGTCAGTAGCATTCGTGTGAAGTCGGCAGTCGAAGAGATGGAGAT